CTACAGCCATATCATGCTTGAGCGAGGCCAAGGTGAAGGCGCCGGAAGTAGAGCCCGAGATCAGAGCCGAGAGCAGCGCTTGAAACTCTTTGGCTAAAGTAGTGAGCGTGACGGTCGCCAAGACCACGAGGGCGGCCTGCACCTGGTGGGGCAGAGAATTCCAGAAGTTGCGAGCTTTCGTTTGCAAGAGCATTGATTCCTCCAGTGATGACGATCGGTTGTGCAACGGGGGTGAAGGGCAGGGAAGGGGTAGGCTTGATGATGGATCCGGATCCAGGTGCACCGGCGTCGGGAATCCCCGCGATGACCTGCAGGCGTATGTCGCCACTTTGATAAACTCTCCGCCGCGTATCTGGTCCAGCGCAGAGACAGCCTTTACTTCCAGTGCGGATGTCGCGCGGAGGTTCAGGTTTTCCGTGCATCAGGAATCCGCTTCGTCCGTACATCACATTCGTTTTGTCGGGTTCGAGTTTCAGGATGTAGGGACCGTGCTCGGCATCGTCGAAAGGCGGCCCTAAAATCGTATAGAAGCCCTCCGGCAAGGGTCCAAAGTCAGGATCGTTCTGCATCGTTGGATCATTGAATCCATTGGGCCACGCGCCCGAGTACACGTCGTTGTCCAAGAGCATGGCGTCTTTGAACAGGGAGTGGGCGGTGATGTTGAAGATCCACATATTTTATGTAGTTCGCTCCATGGTCAGTTCGGTAAAGGGGCCCTTCCCCCAGTCAGCACGGATCTTGGTGAGCTCACCAAAAGCTGTGCTGGTGGCGGGTAGCGGACCCATGGCGAAGATTCGCGTGCGGAAAGACGGAAAAGAAAAAAGACTTTGCAAAGCTATTTCTCCGCCACTCCTATCCAATAAAACGTGCCAGACACTGCGTTTGCTGTGTTTTGGTTGTCGGCAGTCCAGAAGGTTTCAGCTAATGCGTTGTAACTACCGGGGGGTTGAACGTTGGAGCTGACGGTGGCAACTAATGCGTGGTCGATGAAGTAGTAGACCGTCGTCCCCCCACTCGTCGTCATTTCGAAAAGGTGCGGGTTGGTGTCGATTGAAACGCCTGTGGGTTGGCAAGTCATTGCGCCTACGGTAACCGTGGCGGTGACTGCACAAGCTTGCCAAGTGGTGTCGGTTCCGGCGCTATAGCGAAATCCGGTGGTGGATTTGTTGGGGGTGTTGGTGGCGTAGGCCGTGGAGCCGACTGTCGCAGCACCGTTAGCACCAGTACCGCCGTTGTAGAAAGTTCCCAACCCCATCCAGTAACGGACGTTGGTGGTCTGACCTGCGGCAAATTGGAATGTCCAACGATAAAAGGTGCTGATGCTGTAGGTGCCGAAGTTGCCGCCGCTGCCCTGTTCGGTGCCGATGGTGGAGGTGCTGGCGGTTGCGGCGGAACTGAAAACGGCTCCGCTGCCGTAGGTTGTAGTCGGCAAAACACTGACGATGTTGTTGTAGACGGAGAAGGTTCCTTGCGTGTGGGCACCGCTGACAAATGGTTCGCCAGTCCCGATATCCCAGCTAATCAGTGTGGTGCGCAGGGTTGCGTTCACCGCGTCCCAGAGCGAGTCCCCGTTCACGTTGAAGCGGCAAATGTCCCCGGGCTGGGCGGTGGCTGGACATAACGCGGCCGGGTTGGTGGGAATGTTGCCGGTGTTAATCCGGGCCGTCCACAAGCCAGTTTTCGATTGATTCAGCGAGACCCACTGCCCATTCTGAAAAGTGAAACTGGTTGCGACAGGGCCTGTGCTGCTCGAGCCATTCAGTACGCGGATCAGGTCAGGACTGGTGGCGTTGACGGTCAGCGGGCCCGCGTTGTCGTTCTCGAGGATTACGGCCATCCCATGACAGCCGGATCCTGAACTCACAGGGATGTTCACCACGGACGCGCCCGATACGAGCGGAATCGTGGTTCCCCGGTCCACCGTCGTTTTGGCTATAAATAAGTCGTCGCACTTGATCCCATAAGGAGTCGTGCTTACAGGGGCGTTCGGGCTGTCGACAAGGCCTGGCGCGGCCGCAATCGGAACCGCGCCGTTCTGAAAGAGTGGGACGTAGCCGGAAATGCCGCCCAGGCATCCCAGCGCGTCGGAAGGTGAGCCGGCGAGCCAATAGGCGATGTCGTACTGGGTGCAGGTTCCTGGGCCGCCGCCCCCCCCGCCACCGCTGCCGATGTTGCAGTCCCATGCCCCATTCACGAAAATGGCGAGCGCTCCCGTACCTCCGCCGGCGCAGGGATTTGAACCGACAACCGAATCGACCGTCATTACGATGTTGGTGTAGCCGGTCAGGGAGGAGAGTTGCGATGTCGTGACCGGTCCGAGAATCAGGCCGTTGGTGAACGTGAAGGACGTGGAAAGGCCCGTCCAGCCATTAAAACCGTTGATGGGCTGATTGATCGTCTGATCGTTGGTCGGGTTGCCGTAGATCTCCACGTATCCCGGTACCGGCGGAGGCTGCTGCATGGGATCTGCGGTGATGATGTTGAAGGTGCCGAGACTGGCCTGATTGCCGCATGTGGTGATCGTGGCCGCTGCCGAGCAGATTACGAACGGCTCTCCATCCCGCAAAGGGTGGGAAGCGTCCTTCATTGGAGTCAGGACGTAGTAGCTTGAAACTACGTTGCCGCAGGTGATCTGGTCGTTGCCGACGATCTGGCCCACGATCGCGGAGCCGGGCGTTGAGGGATGCAGATCAAAACTGTCTTGCACGATGCCGTTCGTGGTCCCCGGCATGATCGGCGTGTTGTCGCCGCAGTTCACCAGTTGGAAATGCAGGTAGGCGGTGCGGTAGATGTTCGCGGTCCCGCTGGTCATGGTGCCTGTGGTCAGGTTGGTGTTGATCGAGACTTGGGCGGAGGCGGCCAGGCCCGCAAAGAGCAGGAGAAAAAGGATAGTTTTGCGCATGAGGTTTAACGACGATGTTTCTTGGCTTCTTCGGCGAGGGCTTGGCGGATGTTGCCGCCCACATAGGTCGAGGTCGACTCCGCCTCGCGTTCTTCTTCCTGAATCTTTGAGAGCGCATTCATGGCTTCGGTGGGGGTGCGTGTTTTCCAGAGCTGGTCGACGCGCTCGGCGACTCGCTGATCGTAGGATTTGCGGGTCGGAGCTGGCAGCGTAAGGCAGAGATATTTAAGGCAATCGCGCAAGTGATTATTTATGTCGACGATTTTCTCGCTGGGATTTCGGTTGGCGAGCTGGACCGCTGTAAGCTGTTCCCGGCGTGCGCGCCGCAACTCCCAGAGCAGATTAGGACAGCCTTCGTTGTGGACCCCGTACACCGGCTTGCCGATATCCTGCAGACGCTTGGGGCAAACGATCTTCAATGTTGGCTCGTGCTCATCGAGGTTCATCCAGTGCGACAAGATGCGTTCCATGCCGAGCAGTTCGTTGTTTTCCGGAGCCTTGAAAAGATTGCTCACGCCCGCTTCGTCGTACATCTCCGAGATCGCTTTAAACGTCCCGTCGTTCTGGGCTTGCGTTTTGTAGAAAATCGAGGGGTCCGCGTAGATTTCCATGTTTTCGTCGAGAAACCCTTTGAGCTGCTGCAGCGCGGGAACGTGCTGCTTGGGGGCCAGACCGGGCTGGTAGTACTCCCGCAGGATGTAGATGCAGCCTTCGAAATCCACGCAACCGACCAGCGCGGCTGTGGGGTTTGCTTTGCCCACGTCGAAGCCGCCGATCCCTTTCCAGTTTGGGGGCGCGTGGAAGCCGCTCTCGGGGTCGATGATGATCTTGTGGCCCCAGCGAGTGAGGATGTCAGCAAACAAGCGCTCGCCGCCTCCCGCCGAAAACACCAGCTCCTGTTCTCTCTGCCACGATCCCTCCGAGGTGTACTTCTTGCGTTCCTCTGTCTTCCATTCCGGTTTCGCGCGATCGGGGTCTGCGGTGTAATGCAAAAAAAATACCGGAAGCCCTGCAGGCGTGCGCCTCTTGGTCAACCCTTTCAAGATTTGCGGCATCAGTCCGCACTCACACAGACCGATTCAAACCAGCCCACGTTGGCCGAACTGACGACCGCGATTTTCTGACACGCTGAGATCGCTTCATCGAAGGATTCCCCGGCATCCGGCACAAACGCGGCTTCATCAATGAACAGCGCCGTGGGGTGATAACTCCTGATCTTGTCCGCTCCGTGCGGAATCCCAACCAACCGGCTGCCATGCGCGAAATTCAACTCGAGCCAGCTCTGTTTCCACACTGGTCCCGCCACTTTGAACTTGTTCTTGAGTTCAGGCCCCTGATGGTCGTAGAGGACCTTCGCGTAGTCGATCAGTTCCGAGGCTTTGTCCTCCGTCTGCGATTGCACGAGAACTTCAACCCCCGGCGTCGTCATGGCGAGATGAGTAAAGTAGCCCACGCATAGCCAACTCAGCATCAAGTCACGGGCCTTGCAAACGAAAACAATCGGCTCATTCTGCAGCGCTTCGAGGATGGGCCGGAAGTACGGCTTATCCGGGAATGGCCGGTAGGGCGTTTCCGCGCCTGCCTCGCGCCAGTGCGGATCGCGAGTAGTAGTGAACTTCTGCAGCCACAAGAGGGGATCAATGACTGCCCGCTCCATTTCTGGAGTCAGCTTCTCGGCTAACACACCGGCTCGCTCAACCTGTGCGTCCGCCTCCATCTGCATGAGCTTCAGGCGGGCCCGCGCCCTGGCGTGATCCAGGTCGAGGTTCGCGTGAAAATCTTGAAGCAGCGGAATGGCGCTAGGCGACATGAACGGGAGCAGCAGCGTAACGAGCAGGCCACACGCCAGTGCGAGTAAACTCTTCAAGTTCCTCGGCACTCCAGCCGGCGAAGGGATCATGGTCGGAGTTTCGGCTGGACAGGCCGAAAATATCTTTGAGCTCTCGCAGCGCAGAAACCCGCGCGGAATCGTGCCAGGATCTTTCGGAGATACTGTCCAGCCGGTTGATGATGTCGTTGCGGGTCACTGTGACCCTGCGGGCCTCTTGTTCCCCCAGGTGCTCGAAAAAGGCGTTCTGCTTTGTCTTGAGCGCCGCCTGCACGTTCGGCAGGCTGAACATGGCGGCGGCTATCCGGTCGGGAAACTTGGACTTCGAGCCGGCATCGATCACCGCTTGAGTTTTGTTGCCCTTGAACTTGGCTACGCATTTTCGTTGAAAGGCGGTGAGGGGCTTCGCTTCCGGGGCTACTTTGTAGCGTTTGCGTTTCTTGGCTGGTGCTTTCTTTGGTTGTTTCTTGGGCACGAGTTGCTCCTTGAGTGTTGCTTGTGTTCGTGCATGGGATTACTTCAAGATCGTTTTCTTTTACGTGTTGCGACTCCGTGGGGAGTTAGCCAGGGGGCCATCTACCCAGAAACCCCTTCGCCTTCTTGGTGAGAGATCGGAACCCTTTACTGGGCGCTCATCTCCGATGGCTGCGGCGCGGGACTCTGCCAGCTATAGCGGGCGCGGACCTTCTTCTGGGCCAGAATCTTTTCGAGCAATTTGATTTCGTGTGCGTCCTTGTCGGCGCGGGCCGCGGCTAAGACCTTTTCCGTTTCGGCGATGGTGAAGTTGTGCACCGTGTCTTCGAGCGGTTCGAGTTTGGCGCGGCGCTCTAGATTCAGGACTTGCTTGTGCGTGATTTCGTGCTTCGCCTCGGCCTCATGCAGCGGTTTGAGATTGTGCTGGCGCATCTGGTCCAAGATCTCGCGGCGCTGTACGCGGTTCTCGTGGTCTGCTGGGTCTTCGGCTTCGGTTCCGACTTTTGAGGCGGCGAGGTCTCCGGCTACTTTCTCGGCGCGGGATTTGCCGAATTGCACCTGAGCCTGTTGCCACCAGAAACGGTTTTTCTGCTCGGTGGTCTCGGCGCGCTTGTACTGGCCGTATTGTCCAAAATCTCCCAGCAAGTAGTGGCCAAGCTGCTGATACTCGGTGTGCCAGTCGGCATGCGGATCGTAAATCTGATGCCCCGAAAAGAAGTCGCGATTGAAGGCTATTTCCGCCGCGCCCTTGCTGAGAGGCGAGGGCGTTACGACTTTCTGGATGGCGCTTGAGACGTCCTGCTTGTGCTCGGCAACTTGCTCGGCGGCGTCGAGGTAGCCGGCCGGTCCAGGCCTGCGCCAGCGTGCGGTTTTGTCTCCGGTCAATTTCTGGGCGGCTTTGTCGAAGACGTAAGGGAAGAGCACCATGGTGATCAACCCCAACATGGCGAGCCGATCCCAGGCTTTGCCCGCCTCTTCCGCCTTGGTGCGTCCCGGAGCTGGCTCGTTCATGCCCAGGGCGGATTTCGCGGACTGGTGGAAACTCTTCAGCAGTCCGTAGTGATAGGAACCGAACCATGAGATCAGGGGATTGCCCATGGCTTTCGAGGCCAGGCGGCTGTCGGCGATCCGCGAGGGCAGGCGGTACTCCGGGATGATCTTCCCCACTTCCTTGAAGGCATCGGCGAGCGATACCCCCGGGTGATCGCCTTGGTACTGATAGGCCGCCTGCAGGTACATGACGTCGGAGGAGAACCAGGCCGCCATCGAGCTTGGCTTGTGCAACAGGTTTAACAGGTTCCCATGCTCGATGCCGAGCGATCGGGCAAGCTCCATGGCCCAGTTTTCTTTCTTGTCGAGTCCTTCCGCCAGCCGATCGAAGAACAGTTTGTGAATGTCTTTCAGATCTTCCCGGTGGGATTGCAGGGCGGCGCCGGCGTCGAGTGCATCGAGATAGTCCTGATTCTTGGTGAGCACGGCTTGGATAGCGCGGTTGCCGGTTTTGTAGATGCTCTTCCACTTCCACGGGGCGAAGCCGGTCAATCCTTTTTCAAAGCCCCAGCTTGCGGCCACGTTTAAGGGGTGGACGATCGGGTTCATCAGGTAGGCCGCGCGCAGGAATCGCTGCACGCTCTCGAGCACGCCAGACTGGCCTTTCTCTAATTTCTCGGCGTAATCGTTCAAGACTTCGGCGGTGCGGGGCTCAAAGTAGTAACCACGGAACTGAGGGAGTGTCGTGGTCTTCCAGCCTTTCGGCGCCATGCCGCTGCCGTTCCATCCGATCTCTTTGAATTCCGGGGAGGCTTTGTAGGCGTTCAGGAAACGCAGGGCGCGCACGGCTTTCCCCAGTTGCAGGTTCGATGCTAAGAGCGATGCGAAAGCCGAGTGGTAGTACTCAATCTCCGTGTTCGCCTCAATCTCTTTGGTCGTCGCCTGGGTCACTTTCCAGTCGTAGCCGTCCGGGCCTTCGACGATCCTGCCCTTTTCGTAGAAGACGGAGTTGGGCTCCCCGTCAGGAAAGGTTTCATTCTCAACCGGAGATTTGCCCTTGGCGTTTTTCACCACGCCTAATTCCGTGGGTTCGCCATCCACCCACATGGTTGCCTTGCCCTCTTTGATCGAAACTACGCGCCGCTCACCGTCGGGAGACTCGATCGCCATCATGGTGCGGGTCTTGGTTTGCGGGGCAGACTTCGAGAGGGTGCCACGCTGGCCGATACCACTCACTCCGCGGGCAATCCGGTCGAGCATCCCGCCCTTACCCTTCACCGATCGGGAAACGTAGTTCTCGATCGGAACGCCGCCGTCAGTTAGTTCCTGGAACCATGCGGTATTCTGCTCATCGATCGGCAGGGCGGCATCATCGAACCAGTCGTCTTGCCGTGCGTCGAGTTTCACGTTCTCCGGGTCTTCGAAGTGGTGGTAGATGGCTTCGTCGGAGGCGTGCGTCAAGCCTTGCTTCTTCAGTTTCTCGAAAGTGTCTTTGGCGCGCAGGGCGTCGGCGTCGGCGGTGGTGTCGAGGGTGTCGATGCCGCGTTGCAGGTTGCGCGCCAGTTCGGTAAAGCGGGCGGCTTCCCGAACGTAGTTTCCCACCGTGCCGGCGACTTCCGCGGCGGCTTTCGCCAGCTCGCCGGGGCGGGCTTCGCCGGATTCGCCGGTGATGAGGTTCTCCGGCTTGTCGGCTTTTGCTTTGTCCGGCTTGGCCTTGGCTGCGCTTTCCGGTGCGTCCTCACCCTCACTCGGGGCGGCGCCTTCATCCTTGTCGGCGGGGCCGGTCATTCCGAGACGCTTGTTGATCTCCGCCAGTTCCTTCTCCATCCCCTCAACCTTGGCGGTGTAGGGCGAGGTCCGCTTGAGATCTTCTCCGAGGTTCGCGAGCTTGTCTTTCGTCTGCTGCAGTTCGTATTCGGCGTTCTCGAGGCGCGTGCTCAAGCCTCGGGCGCGGGCCGCGAAAGAGTTGATCAGGGACCGGACGTGAGTGGTGGCGTGCTCCTCATCGTAAGGGACAAGGAAATCCTCGCCCGCCAGGCGATACTCAAACTTCGTCCGTTTCTCGTACTTGTTCTTCGAGTCGAGGACCATCGATTCGCGCGAATCGAGTTCCGTGGGGAGTCCGCCAATGGTGATGGGAACCCCGACCAGGCTTGAGATCGGCGGGTCGCTTTCAAGCCACGGCTTCAGGGCGTTTGCGCCTTTCTCCCCCTGGTACGTCTTGCCGGCGACGGTGACCTTTAGCCCGGGATAGTCTTTCTCGTCCTCGCCCTTGATCGCTTCCTTCCAGGTGGCGATGTCCTGGCCAAACTTCTTGATCTTCTGTTCGATCAGTGGAATGCGGAATTCTGCGTTCGCCTGCTCCCGCTGAGTCTTTGAACGTTCTACCTGGAAGTTGCGCTCGAGCATCGAGTAGGTGCGCAAGTCATGCTCCACCTTCATTTTGCGCAAAGCGTCCGGGTTGCCGGTCGCCATGGCCTTGCCTAGCGCGAACATCTGGGAATTCAGCTTCACGTCGCCGCCCACGTCCTCCATGGAGCGGCCGCTGTAGTTGCCAGTAAGAAATTGTTCCTGGAAGTTGGCCTTGCGCGCGAGTTGCTGATACATCTGCAGGTCGTAAGCCCGGGGCCGCTCCTTCTCGACTACGCCACCCTTCACTTTCTCGTCGAGCATCTGCTGCAACTCGCCTTTCTCGAGCCGAGCTTGTACCGCTTCTTTCGAGCCAGCGGCTTGCTGGTTGTAGGCCATGCGCTTGCCGTCCTCGAGGTCCAGCACTCTTTCATGCTCGTAGGGCACCTCGCCTTTCTCGAGGATTCGAGCCAAAGGCACGTCGGCATCGGAATCAAACTTCTTCACCGTACCCTGGCGCGGTTCGGCGATGAAGCGGTGGATCTCGACGTCGTTCCACATATTGCCCGAGCGCACGATGCGGCCTTCGCGCTGCTCCACCTGGTCGGGGCGCCAGGGCTGGTCCAGATGCAACTCTCCCTTGAGCCGGGCCTGGATGTTGGTGCCAATACCCATTTTGTCGGTCGAGCCAAAGATGACGCGCACCTTGCCCGAGCGCACCCGCGCGAACAGCAATTCCTTCTTATCTTTGTCGTCGCCTACTTCGTGGATGATGGCTACTTCGCTCGCCGGCACGCCTTGCTTGACCAGCTTCTCCTTCATGTCCTCAAACAGATTGAAGTCGACCTTGCCGTCAGAGGTTTTGTGCTGGAAGAAGTCCGAGAAAACTGCGACTGTGCCTTTCTCCTCTTGGCTGCGATCAAGGATGTCCTTGATGACGCGCACCGCCTGGTTGGCTTTGGAGCCGGGATCGTCATGCAGTTCGGGATCGTAGAGGCGCGCATCGAGTGAAATCTTCCGGGCATCTCCGGAGAGCTTCAGCCAGTTATCCTCCATCCGTTCCTCTTTGGTTCTCGGAGGATTCTTAATCAGGTGCTCGCCGCGGGTCGCCACCAGGTCAAGCAGCGGCTCTTGCGCCGGCGTGATGGTGACCATGTGATCCTCGCGCTTGGCCGTCGGCTCTTTCAGGTTCGACAGGGCGCGCGCCGCCTCTTTCGAGAGGTACTCGGCATAGCGTTGGAACATGGTCGAGAGCTCGGGAACATTCACAAACTCGGAAAGCGAGGTTTTCGGCTTGAAGGTTACGCCGTCCGGGGCATACTCCCACTGGGTTACGGTTTGCGCGAAGTTGGCCGCCCAGTCGTCGAAGCTGCGAATCCCTGCCTTCTCGAGCATCTCCGGCGCCAGGTACTTGGTCATCACGTAGAGTTCGCCCACGGTGTTCGTGATCGGTGTGCCGGTGCCAAACACCAGGCCGCGGCCCTTGTGGGTGTCGCGCAGGTAGTTGGCCTTCATCTCGAGAGCAAATGCGCGCTGGCTGGCGGATTGCGAGATGCCGCCAATGTTGCCCATCTTGGTCGGCACTGCCATTGATTTGTAAAGGTGGGCTTCATCGACGAAGAGCATATCGACGCCCATCTGATCAAAGGAGATGGTGTTGTCTTTCTTCTTGGCGTTCAACTCGTTGAGGCGCGATTCCAGCTTATCGACCGCTTTTTCCATCTGCTTGATGGTGCGCCGGTCTTCGTTTTCATCGAGTTCCTTCAGTACCTCGCGATAGTCCGCTAACCGGCGATCGATCGAGATCTTCTCCCACTCCGCCGATATAGGCAGAAGATCGAACTGGGAGTGAGGCACGATGACCGCATCCCAGTCTCCGGTAGCGATGCGACTCATCAGTTGCGCGCGGTTGACCGGGCTGAAATCGTCGTCGGTCACGGCCAGCACATTGGCGTTGGGATAGAAGCGTTTGAAGTCTTCGCGCCACTGCGGAATCATGTGGTTCGGGACGGCGTACATATTCTTGCGCGAGAGTTTCAGCCGGCGCGCTTCCATGCCGGTTGCCGCCATGGTCAATGTCTTGCCGAGTCCTGGGGCGTGAAAGATGCCGCCGCGGCCTTCCTGCAAAAGCCTCCACACTGCGGCCTTCTGGTAGCCGCGAATCATCCCCCGCCACTCCTCGGACATGCCGGGGAAATCGAGATGCTCGCCCGAGAACTCGCGCAGTTTGTGGCCGTTGAATGTGTCGTTGTAGATCTGCTCCATTTCGTCGATCACGCCCTGCTGGGCCTTGCGCAGGACGGTTGTGAACTCCGCTTTGATCATGGCCAGCTTTTCGCGAGCCGCGGTAGTGGCTTGCGCATTGAATACGCGCTTGCCGTCCGAATCCGTGTCGTAGACCGAGGGCTGCTGCTGGTTCAGCGCGAACTGCACCAGTTTGTGCCCGGAAATGCCGCCGCCGGCCCACTCATGGTCCAGGTTGAATTTGTTGCCGTCGACCTGCACCAGCCAGCGGCCCGTGGTATCGCGGCTGATCTCGACATCGAGCCTGCGCTGCTTGGCCAGGTGCGCGATGAATCCCTTGTAGACCTTCATCGGAATCCAGGTCTGGCCGAGGTTTGGCTGGATCTCGTGGATAGACAGGGGTTTCGGCTGTACCTTCTTCAGCGCCTCGACGTTGCGTTCAAACCTGGGATCGGTCTCGCGCGCCTGCTCTGCCAGCTTCAGTTTCTCGCGCACGTCGCCGGAGAGATACTCGTCGGCGGGATGGTGGATGCCACTCTGCGGATCCTGGAAGATCAAGCCTTCTTTCTCGAGACTCTTTACTACATCGGCTTCAGGCTTTTTCAGCAGGTCCGCCATGAGCGCCGTATCGAGATAGCCACGCTCGGCCATCACCTTGAGCATGGCTGACTTCGGTTCATCGGGAAGATCGCGCAGCGGTTCATAGGGCGCGAGCACGCGCTTGGTGAAGATCGCCGCCTTCGAGATCTCTTTCGATTCCGTGTCGACGTTCTCGAGCGCCAGCAGCTTCCCGTACTCCGGATCGTGCTTGAAGATCTTTGCGAGTAGCGGCGAATGCAGGTTGCCGTATTTCTTGGTGTAGGCGTTGTAGAGCTTCTCCAGTTGCTTCTGGGCCGCTTTCAACGGTTCGTCGTCGGAGGTTTCAAGCTGCAGCGCAATAGTGCGGCTTACCTGGTCGCGCAGGTCCACGGCTGCCCCGAGATGTTCCTGTGCAGCTTTCGATCGCATGCCTTCGGGCAGTTCCTTGCCGACACCGGCTTCCTTGATCTTGATTTTGCCTTCCGCATCGCGGAAGAATGCGCCCGACTTCACGTCCTCGGGAGCGAATTCAATGCCCTGCGGCTCGAGCGTGGGCGGAGGCATCTCGCTCTGAGCGGCCGCCGTCTTCTTGCCGAAGATGTTGCGCGGAATCAGATCCATGGCCTTCTCTAAGGCTGCTGCAAAATCCGCCGGCGGCTTGACCGTGTATTCGTTCTCGCGATACATCGAACCTTTGTCGGAGTGTTCTCCCAGCACATGATCGGGGTTGTCGACGATGTACTTATTGAGGCTGTAGGTCTGGCTGCCGACCTGGTGCTGCACTACCGTGGTCCAGTCCGGCATTTTCTCGAGCGTTGCGTTCGGGTCGCGCTTCTGGAAAATCAGCAGATCGGCCACGACTTCGGTGCGCGCATTGCCTTTGAATGCCGTGTTCGGCAAGCGGATCGCCGCAACCAAGTCGGCGCGTTTGGCCATCTCCTCGCGCGCCCGGTAGCCCGAGCCCTTGCTCGAGTCGAGAGTGTAGCGGGATGTGATCAGCGCCGCGATGCCACCCGGCTTCAGCTTGTCGAGCGATTTCACGATGAAGTAGTTGTGCAGATTCAACTTCAGATCGCGGTAGGCGGGATCATCGTTGATGGTCACGTCCTGGAAAGGAACGTTGCCAATCTCGGCGTCAAAGGAGTTGTTCGGGACGGTGAATTGCTGGAAGGGCTTCACCTGGATCTTGGCGTCTGGGTAGAGCAGTTTCGCCATCGAGCCGGTGAGCGGATTGCGCTCCACTCCGTAGATCTCCGAGCGTTGCGCGATCTTCTCCGGGGTGCGTCCGACAAAGTTGCCGATGCCCATGCCCGGCTCCATCCAGCGGCCGCCGCGGAATCCTAGGCGTTGCAGTGCCTTCCATGTCCAGTCGACCATTTGCATGCTGGTGTAGTGAGTGTTTGGAAGGGTCTCTTTGATTTCCTGCCGCTCGTCCGGGGTGAGGATGGCCTCGAATCGCTTCGTCTGCTCCGGGAAATCCCAAGGCCGCTCGAGCATTCCGACCAGGCCGCCGAAGTCGATGTACTGCGCCAGAATCTTCTGTTCGTCGGGCGTGGCAATCTCGCGGCCTTCTGCCTGAATCTTCTTCAGGGTTTCGAGGGCGTCGAGGTTGTCTTTAAGTTTGCTTTTCTCGCCGCCCTTGCCGAGGTCGGCGGCGGCTTCGTCGGTGATGCGGAAATTGCGCTGGTTGCGGAGTTCGGCGGCGGTTGCGTGCGCCTCTTCCGATTGTTCGGGGGTGGGAGCTTTTAGCTTTCGGCCATCTGCTCCGCGCGTTCCTGTTGGGCTTGCTCCTCCTGCTGCTCGCTCGGGAGAAGGATGTTCGTGAAGGCTACTTCCTCCGCTTCGTGCTGGTTTTGCCCCCTCGCCTTCTGGTCCACGAGGCTGTTCCATGCCGCCTCGGTCCGGCTGTCCAGCACTTCGTCCAGTTTCCCCGAGGCCTTCAGGGCTGCGGCTTCCTTCGGACGAAACTCCAGTTCGTGCTGCTCCGCCTTCGAGCGCAGGAGTTGGAACGCCGGATACTTCTTCAGTTCCTCGAGCGGTTCCCGCGCTTTGGTTGGATGATGGACGACCATGGCCTGTGCCGGGCTCAATTGTAGGCTCTTTCGGCGCCGGTGCAGAAGTTTCTTTCGGCGAGCCGCCTTTACCCACTCCTTGCCCAACGAACGATGGCAGACCATAGGAATAGGTAGGCTCAACTTGTGGGGTGACGGGCTTGACTGCTTTCGGCTTCGCTTCCAGCGCGATCTCCGGCATCTTCATCCCGGCGGCCGTACCGCGCTTGGTCATAAACGCCTTGATCGGAGACAGCGCTTTCGCGAGAGCCTCTTCGGTCGCCAGTTTCGGGCTCTGGATCAGATCCATCAGAGATTGCGCGGCGTGCGCGGGAGCTTCCCAGTAGGGCCAGCCGTCACTGTGGCTGTCGACTTCTTCGACAAACTCTTTCAGGAACTGCGTGGCCTTGCCGACTACGGTGGGGTCTTTGGCGAAGCGGTCCGCGGCTTCGTCTACATCCATGCGGTTCATCCAGTGTCCGCGCGGGATACCCGCAACGGGTGCGGCTATCTCTGCTTTGGCTTCTACCGGCTTGGCTCTCCACGATTCCCGGCGTGGCTCCTTCTTGCCCTCGAGCTTCACCATCTGCTGTTCGCCTTGTTTGTCGGTGATGGCGATCTCTGAGACCGTAAACTTCTTCCCTGCAGTCACATCCATCCCTACATAGCGATCGGCTTTCGCTGGATCGACGTAGGCGACAGTGGCGTGGGGCTTGTACTCCTTGAATGAGGGTTCGGCGAAGTCTCCGTGCTTCTCGAGTTCTGCATTCAGGCGATGCAGTTCTGGCGCTTCGATCGGCGCGACGATCGGCGCGGCCCCTTCGGAGTGCTCACTGACTGGGAATTTCTCGGTCTTGCCGAGCGTGGCTTCAAACGGGGCTTGCTGCGAGAGGAATTTCTTGACCCCTTCGGTGTCT